ATCAATTTACCACGTGTATCACCACACCGAGCTATATTGTCGTGTGTGACAATTGTGCCCGTGCCAGTGGGGTACATCTGGAAGTGTTGGCGCAGTAGGAAAGACAGATCTCCCATTGATATGGACGTCGTTAAGTTTGAGGACTTGGTTGAATCTGGTGAACCCGATGACTGGGCAAACCGATCAGGATTCATTAGTAAGTTCCAGGGCTCGACCGTGCTTGAGTTGGAGAATGAATTAGTTTTGCAATTTGGATCCACCGTAAATGTTGATCATTACACTGAAGCTCGGATGACGATGGTGTTGCGCGAAAAGGTTGCGTCTGAGTTTAAATCCCCACTACCTGATGTTCTAGTCTGCAATATTGTGGCGAGGGCGTCGTTTCGGATCAAGTTATCCTTGGCTCGTAGAATCAGTCATGCTGGTGCTACAGCTAATAGGGTGCTTGTCAGGCAGTGGTAGGGATTTGCAGGGATGGGCAAGTTATGTGAAGGGGTGTCACGCTTGTCCCTGCCGGTCATATTAACCGCTTCTGCGGTTTATACTCCAGTTCCACCTGATACGACGGTTGTCAAAGTGGACAAATATATACTTAGACAGATAGAATCCGGTGCTATGAATGGTGATCTTACGCCAAATTTTCGTGATAGCACAGGGGTCGGTAACGAAAGTTGCCGGTCTGTCTTTGGACCTTTTTTTCCAATTCCAAAGTTATGTCTCCCTGGGAAGGGGCCGGTGGAATATAGGATTTTGGTTGGTCGGATGATTGCGCTTAGGGCTCCCGATAAACCAGGTTATTCTGTTCAATTGGCTCACAACCAGGTCGCTGGCATTCGTTCCGTTAGGTGTCTTTTGGGCTTGTTCAAGAGACATTTAGAGTTGAACATCGACAGGAAATCTTATGAGGAATCTTATCCAGCGTGGCTTTATGAGCCAAACGCCAAACGGCTTTTGCGTATTCGAACGCACGAGTTAGCCAATGGCATGGGTGGGAATCATCAAGATGATTTGAAACATGTTGAGTTTAAACCAAAGAACGACGAGTTGCTAGCTGCAAACAAAAAACGGGGTATAGGTGATCTTGGTGTGTACAGAACGGACGCTACTGCTCATATTATGGGCAGCATTAAAGAAGCGTGGAAAGTAGATTTCGTACACCATAATTACACTATTCGTTATGTAAAGAGCGCGGACAAGATTAGTTTGTCTGACGCTTTCCGGGACTTAATTGCTCCTGGGCATAATCGTGTCGTTTTCGTTTACCATTCAGATGATTCGTGCGTTGGGGCTAGTTGCTCCGACGGCGTGGTCAATTTTAATGGAGACATTTCAGCCTGTGACGGTTCACATAGGACAGTTTTGTTTAATACGTTGCTTAGAATGTTGTCGCATACTCACGGTGTGCCAAATGTACATCATTCTGCATTGAAGCGTGCGTTTAGTTATTTAGAAAAAGATTTAGTAGTCAAGTATTCTGCAGACCGCAAACAAAAGGTGAGGTATTCATTTAATACTCATCGTTTGTATTCTGGTAGCACTTTGACTACAATCGTAAATAACTTTGCTAATTTGCTCATTGCTATGGCGTTGACACTACGGGTTCCAAACCCTTCCCTTGTCACGATGGAAGAGTTTTATGAACAATACAGGTTGGCCGGTGAGGATGTCGGTTACATCCTCAGAACTGGGCGCTGTTCTTGTCCAGAACAGCTGCAATTTTTGAAGCATTCACCCACGTTAATTGGTGACGTTTGGGTGCCATGGATGAACTTAGGTGCATACATTCGTGGGTTCGGCTCGTTTGCCGGTTATCTTCCGCATAAAACTGGGAAGTACCGTGAGGCAGCAGCCGAATTTGTTTCTGAAGTTGTGCGTGGTCGGTTGGGTTGGGGCAACCACCTATTCAACGACGCCTTTCACCATTTGATGGGAAAGGAAGTTACTTTGAAGCCAAGGATTATCCGGGTTATCGAAGAGGAAAAGTCGAAGAGTTTGGGGGTTATGGGGGAGCGAGTGTCGCTGTGCGCGCTTGCGCGGAGGTACGAGTGTACTGTCGTTGAGCTGGAGGAGTTGTGTTATCGCATATCCACCGC